CTGATTCAACTGCTGATTCCCATCGCGGTCTCAGCCATCGCCGCCTATGTGGCGCGCAAGCTGGTACCGGCGATCACTGCATTCATCGCCGCCCGGCTCGATGCGTCGCAGCGCGCATTCATCAGGGCCACGCTGGAGATGGCCGCGCACAGCACTGAAGCCGAGCGCATCCGCGTGGCGCTGGCCCAAGGCGCATTCGACGCGCTGGCCTATGCCATTCGCATTGCTGACGACGAGCTAAACCGTTACGGCATCGATCTTGACCAGGACACGATCAAGGCTGGGTTGCTCGCTGAGCTGCACAAACTCAGGGCATTCGACGACATTGAGGGAGTCACCGTGGCCGTTCCTATTGCCACGGCAGTGGATCAGAGTGTAGACACCGGCGAGGGGGCGCGCGGCATCTTGCCCATGGCCACCAGCGCGCCTGGCCCGACATTGGCCCAGCGTCGCGCCATCATGTGGTTGTAAGGAGGTCTCACCGCAGCACGCATAAGCCGCGCCCTAACCCAAATCATGACGCTTGATCTGTATACCCTCCTCGTAACGATGGTTGTGCTTGCAATGCTCATCGCAATGCTAGCCATCGTGATCAGCGCGATATTGTTTCGCCGCTTCAGAAGCGACCAGGATCGGATTGCTGTGCTCGAAGCTGAGAAACGCGCACTACAAGCTGACATTGCTGCACACGCTGCTGTGTTGCATCAGTTTTACCCAAACGAATTAGCCCAAGCGAAGGCGCGAGCGCAGGCCTTGCTCGGGCACGGCGGGTGACGATTGCGCGGGCACTGGACGATCACTTTTCGGAGGGGGAGTTGAGGATGCTGGCTGCCGAGTTGGATTACCCGTGGGAACACCTAGACGGAGAGAACCGAGCCGAGCGCGCACTGGACCTCGTCGAGGCCATGGAGCGGCGCGACCGAGTGGGCGAACTGGTGGCCATCATGCGCCGGGATCGACCGCGAATGCAGATAGAAGTATGAGCGACTACAACAAAGACAACGCCAAAGGCCGATACATCCCGGATCAAAACGAGTTTGCAACTCAATACATGCCGGGCGATTGGTCGTTTGATTTTGACGGTAATGCCGTCGTGGCGATCTTGCTATCGACGCCCGACGGATCTCCGCGTGGCGACTTCGTCCGCCTCCCAATAGTTGGTGATGGGTGGCAGTGGGATGGCAACAAAGAGGCGCCAACACTCAGCCCATCCATTGACCGCCATCCAAACTGGAACAAACCCGGCTGGCATGGATATCTAACCAACGGGGAGCTGCGATCAGTATGACCAACACCCCCAACCCAATTACCCTCTACGTCAACCGCAAAGCCAGAGCGATCCCGCCTAGCGCGTGGCAGGCGATCGCGCCCAAGCCGGTCGACACCGCGGTGCAGATCATGCAGGCCTTTGTCGTGGCCACTCGCATTGGCGCGGATGACACCGCCGCCGTAATCGAGCAACCCGGTGCCGCCGGTGATTACATCGTCGCGCTCTCCGATGGCGCGCACATCGTGGTGCCGGCGGAGTTGTTTGGCTTGCTATTTAGCGAACTGGGGGCGAGCGTATGAGGGGCCGACCCAATCAGCCCAAGCCACGATCAGGCCTGCAACCCGCCGAGGCCGCAGGCCTGATCGTCATCGCATTCGCTTGCATTGTCACTGTCATCCTCGGCGTGGCATCAATCTTTGCATTCGGGATCAAGACCACCGCCTTGATCCTCGGCTGCTTTGCCGCGGGCTTCGTGGCGCGGGAGTTATTGCCGTGATCGATATCGAGCCGGTCATCACCGCCATCGATGCGCATCTGAAGGCCAACCCAAGCCCAACCGTGCTCGATCAATGGCGGCAGTTGCGCAGCTACATCGCCGCGCTCGATGATCAGCGCTATACCTATCTGGCCATCGGCGTGGCCATTGGCATCCTTGGCTCGATTGTGATCGCCTTCATCGGAGGCACGCACCCATGATCCCCGTTCTAACTGCTGCCACCCTTGATCGATTGCGTGTGCTGGCCGTGCGTAATCGCGCCACACGCGATGACCTGCCCGATTTGGCCTATGCCACAGACACACTCGATCGCGCCCGGCACCCCAACGACACACCGTATGGCGACGAGGTGTTAACGCTTTCGCTGGCCGTGATGATGGTCCTCTGTGCCCAGCTGGAGCGGCTGGGCGATGGCCTTGATGAGCAGATACCACTCGTCGACGCCCACCGGCGGGCAATCACGCGCGCCGTGTGCTTGGTGGTGGGGGAGACGGCCCGGCCCTTATGAACGCAAAGCAACAAGCCTTTCTGGAGCATTACCTACAGTGCTGGAATGCAGCTGAGGCGGCGCGTCTTGCTGGTTACTCGGTCAAAGCCGCGCGCCAAATTGGTGCGCGATTGCTTACAAATGATGACATTAAGCTTGCCATAAAAGAGCGGCTGACCGAATTGCAGATGGGGGCCGATGAAGTGCTGGTGCGCTTGAGCCATCAGGCACGCGCCAATATGCTCGATTTTGTGGACCAGCGCGGGCGTGTCAACATCTTCGACCGCGAGGCGCTTGATAAGCTCATGGAAGCGCAAACCAAAGAGGCGGCGGCACAGTTAGAGCTTGAGGCGCTGCGTCGACGGCGGCTTGGTCCACTGGTCAAGAAATACAAAACCCGCGAACGGAAGTTGGCTGACACCAGCATTGAGATCTACACCGAGCTGGAGCTCTACAGCGCCCAAGAGGCCTTGGCCCTCCTCGGCAAGCATCACAAGCTATTCACCGAAACCATCGAAATCAATTGGCGCAACAAACTGGAGGCCGCTGGCATCGACCCGGCGCAAGTGTTCAACGAACTGGTCCGCGCCGCGCAAGAGCGGCTAGAGGACAACCCCTAACTCATTCACTGGAGGTCTATGGCACAAACAATACCCTCAACGGCAAACACAGCAGCATATTCTGAAATCGGCAACGAGCGACGCACATGGCTGATTGTGCGCGAGGGCTTGCTCGCCGTGGCGCGTGAGATGCGCGCGGTGGGGCAGCTACGGCGCTCCGCGTCCATGGTGCTCATTGGCCGCATGCTATATGCGGCTGCTGATGTAGTGGCTGAGCATTACGGTCTCAAGCGATCAGTGGACATCGGCGGCAATGGGGTGTGCGCGCCGATGCTCGTTGATGGGGGTCACCCACCCAAGATCGCAGGCGGCTGAGTTACAATCTCGCTCGCAACTGAATACAGCTACGTGATGAAAGTCGCGCGGGCTACCTGATTGGTAGTCCGCGCTTTTTTATTTTCCGGTTGCGTCACCGACGCCACGCCGGATAGGAGCAATACAGCAATGTCGGGACTAAGTGAACAATTCTTTGAGCGTGGCGCGCAGGCGCAGGTTGGGGCCGGGTTTGGCCAAGTTGAGAAGGGCATTTGGATGCCCCAGTGGATTGTCGAGAAGCGGCGCGGCGATTGGACATGGGACAAGATCAACAAGTGCATTGCCCCAGATCCGTATGAGTCACTGCGTGTCGAGGGCAATCTTTTGCTGTTCGGTGGTGCGTCGACGCTATGGGAGTTTGCCGCTGGCAACGGTACCGCGACCGCCGGTCAAAACCTTACCTACCTCAACAACGCCCAAGCCGCGTTGGGTGTGGGGGACTCAACGACCGCCGAGGCCGCCACACAAACCGACCTTGCCGCGGCGAGCAATAAGCTGCGGAAAGGCATGGATGCTACCTATCCCCTACATACCGACGGGTCTGCATCCAAAACCATCACGGCGGCCACGAATGCATCACCGATTGCCGTCACCTCGACCACGCATGGCTACAGCACGGGCGATGCACTGAACATCACCGGCGTGGTGGGCAATACCGCCGCAAACGGCACGTGGATCATCACCGTCATCGACGCCAACACGTATTCGTTGAATAACAGCACCGGCAACGGCGCTTATACGAGCGGTGGCATCTCGACCAAAAACAACGTCATCGTTTATCAGTCGACGTTTGCCAACGCTGAAGCCAACTTCGCATGGCAAGAGGCAGGGCTATTCAACTCAGCCACCAACGGCGTGGGCCGCATGATCAACCGCAAGGTGACCTCGTTCGGCACAAAGACCTCGGCTGGCAGCTGGACGCTCAAGTTGTTGCTCACACTGAGTTAATCCGAGCAGCTCGCCGAGTAATTTGTTCGTCCATTGATTTATCGATAGGAGCAACCTATGTCATTTGAAATTAAGAACCGCAACAACGGCAAAACCATTTTCACCTCACAAACTGCCGAGACTATCGCTGAGGCCATTCGCGATGCACTGGCCAACGATGTGAACCTGCAAGACGCCGATCTCAAGACCGCCGTGCTCATCGATGCCAATCTGCAAGGGGCCAAGCTCGATGGCGTGGATCTCAAATACGTCGACATGCGCCGGGCCAATCTGCGCGGAGCCTCGCTCGTTGGCGCAGATATCAGCGCCATTGATTTCACAGGTGCCGATATGACCGACGCCGACATGCGTTATACCAAGATCGAAGGGTCCAATCTGCAGGACGCAAAGCTAGGCCGCTTGGAATAACACATGGCATTCGCTCACGCTGGCCGCGTAGCGGAAACCTCAACCACCACTGGCACCGGCTCACTCACACTGGCCGGTGCCAAGACGGGTTTCCGTGTATTTAGTTCGCAGTTGTCGACCAACGACTACTGCTACTACGTCATCCAGCACCAATCGGCGGCTGAGTGGGAATATGGCATTGGGCAACTGACTGCCTCGACCACGCTGGCGCGAACGGCGGTGCTTGGCTCATCGAACAGCAATGCGGCAGTGACATTTAGCGCGGGGACGAAAGATGTATTTATTTCGCCCACGCCACAGATTCACAACGCGCTCTCCAATGTGTTGTTTGGGGATGGCAATGACGGCGACGTAACCATCTCGTCAGGTACAACCACGCTCACTCGTGACATGTATTACAAGAACCTGACCATTTCAGGAACGGGGTCACTTGTAACCGCTGGATTTAGGGTGTTTGTCAGCGAGGAGATTGACATCACGGCTGCACCCGCAAACGCTATCGGGCGAACGGGCAACAGCGGGAACGTCACAACGGCGGCGTTGGCGGCAGCTACGCTCGGCGGTGCGCCTGCCGCAGGCGCGGGTGGCGCGGGTGGCGCGACAACAGGCACACAGGGTGGCGCGGGTGGTGGTGCAAACCCCGGCAATGGGAGTAATGGCGCTACGGGCGGTGCGGGCGGTACTGGCGCAAGCGGGGCGGGCGGAGCGGCATCTACTGCCGGGTCGGTGTCAAACGCTCTCCCCATTCGCAGATTTTCACCTGATCTCATTCGCGGCGTAACACTCATTCAAGGCGGCGCATCGGGCGGCGGTGGTTCGGGCGGCGGTGGTGACGGTACGGCAGGCGCTGCGGGCGGGGGCGGCGGCGGGGGCGGTGGAGTCGTGTTTATTTCGGCCCGCATTATCAACCGTGGCGGCTCGACTGTTGCGGGCGCAATCCAAGCGATTGGTGGCGTGGGCGGTAACGGCGCAAATGCTGCGGCGGGCAACCGTGGCGGTGGTGGCGCTGGCGGTGGTGGCGGTGGCGGTTGGGTGTTTCTTGCCTATCAGCACCTCATTGGCACAACCGCCACCAATGCAATTGCTGCAACGGGCGGGGCAGGTGGCACAGCTGGAACAAAGACTGGCACTGGCACGGATGGCACAGGTGGCGTGGGCGGAACGGGTGGACGTATCACCGTGCTGAACCTCGGCACAAACACGGTCACAGATACAACCGGCAGCGCAGGCGGGGCCGCATCAGGGCGCACAGGTGGAACGGGTGGCGCGTGTTCCGTGTCGTTATAGCCATGATTACCCGTCGCGCCTTTTTGCAACTCTCTTTCGCAGCATTGCCAGCAATGGCGCTAGGGTATCCCCCGCGATGCCTGATTGTGTTTGAGGGCAATAGCCTAAGCGCGTTGAACAATGCAGTGTTGCCGCCAACGTGGACAACATTGTTTATGCGTGGCAGCGTTGCAAAGAGCTATGACCTGCTGGGCGTGAATGTTGCTGTGGCGGGCGATGGCGTAGGGCAGGCAAACAATCGAGCGCCGATCTATGTTGATCCATTGCGCCCAACGGCTGATATGGGCATCTGCTTGTTCTGGGAAGGGACAAACTCACTCGGCGGGAATAACTTTGACGCAGATATCACATTTGAACAACATCGTCAGTATTGCGTAGCGCGTAAGGCGGCGGGTTGGACAACAATCCTTGGAACAATTATCAATCGTCGAATCATTTACGCTGGGGTGGAAGATGACGGGCGACATGAGACAGCGCGGCTCCGATTCAATCAATTGGTGCGCGACCACGCCAATGAGTTCGACGCGGTGTTTGATATTGGGGCGGATGAAATACTGGGCGCGGATCATGCCGCGTGGGACACGACTTACTTCCGGGATGGGGTTCATTTAACTGAGGCAGGGTCGCAACGTGTCGCGAATCTAGCCGATCAGGTTATTTCTCAACTCATGGCCCATCGTATTCAGTTCTTCCCAACGGTGATGATTTAATGCCATATCTCTCATACGCCCGCGTCCAAGAGACAACCACCACGACCGGCACCGGCAACATTACGCTTGCCGGGGCGGTGACCAATCGCGTGGCGTTGCAATCGCTGCTCGCAGTCAATGACTATCTCGACTATGTGATTGATGACGGCGCGGGCAATTACGAGGTGGGCATCGGACAACTCACAGCGACCACAACGCTGGTGCGGGTGGCGGTGCTGTATTCAAGTAACAGCAATGCGCTGGTGAGTTTTGCCGCTGGGACAAAGAATGTTGCGCTCGTGATGAATGACGCGCAACTCGATGCGCAAGAGTCGTTTCTATTTGGTGATGGCTCGGATGGCGATGTGACGATCAGCTCAGGCACCACATCGCTCACCCGCGACATGTATTACAACAACCTGACCATCAGCGGCACAGGCAAGATCGCCGTTAATGGTTTCAAGGTTTTTGTTAATGGCATTCTCGATCTATCGGCGGCCTCTAACTCATCAGGTGCAATCACATTCGACGGTGCGGCGGGCAACAACGCATCAGGGGCAACGGGTGGCACTGCGCCCACATCGCCGTTTATTAACACGGTCGGCGGTGGTGGCGCTGGAATTGCGGGGATTAGTGGCGGGACTGGTATTGGCACGGGAGGCGGGTTTTCGTCATCCATAGACCCTGCCGTAGGTGGCGGCGGCGGCGCATCGGGCGCGGGGGGGAGCGGGGGCAGTGGCGCGGGCGGGAACGGTGCATCCGCCGGGGCGGCGACCATTTACCCCGCGCGTCGCAAATTTGCGAATATTTTTATCAAAAGCGCCACGCAGGTGCGCGGCGCGACGGCAGGAAGTGGCGGTTCGTCTGCCGCAGGCGACGGCACGAATTCGGGCGGCGGCGGCGGTTCTAGTGGTGGCGGTGGCGGGCATTTATTTATTGCGGCCCGCATCATCAACCGAGGTGTCTCGACGGCAGTGGGCGCGATTCGGGCCAACGGTGGCACGGGGGGAAATGGTGGCGCGGGTGTGGCAGGGAATACGGGCGGCGGCGGTGGCGGTGGGGCAGGCGGCGGGGGCTGGGTCTATCTCGCGTATTTGTTCCTTGTCGGCGTAACCGCCACAAATGCGCTCGCCGCCAATGGCGCAACTGGTGGCAATGGCGGTGCGAAATCAGGCACTGGCGTGACTGGGAGTGGTGGGCGCGGTGGCGCGGGCGGCTATGTGACTATCATGGATTTAGGGAATAACACTACAAGCGAAACGGTTGGGAGCGCCGGGTCTCTTGGAAGCGGTCAGACCGGCGGGGCAGGCGGCACCTGTCAGGTGAGTCTATGATTGCGGGCCTCGATCCGTTTGGCGTGCTGCCGTGGTCATCGGAAGAGTTTGCCGTATCGACCACCAACACGCAGGCCGCCGATGTGACAGTCACGACCGAGGCGACCGATCTCGCGGCGGTCATCATCCCCGCCGAAGCCCTCGCCGGGAGCGAGTCAGCCAGCCTGTCGGCGCAGGTAGTAGACAATGATGCGGTCCAACTCAGTGAGGCCAGTACGCTCACGCAGCAATACGGGCCAAGTGGCGACAGTGGCAGTGGTTCAGATGGTGCTGCGCTCGCGGCCAACGTCGTGTCAAGCGATGCCGTAGCTGAGGGTGAGCGAACCGATCTCGCAGTGCAACTCGTGGCCAAGGATGTGAGCCAACTCACCGAGAGCACAGCTGCATCCAATTTCACCCCGCAACAGAGCGGCGATGGCGGCAGTGGTTCGGACGGCATGGCGCTGACTGCGCTGGACACTCTAAGCGATTCCGCCACTGAGGGCGAACGAGGCGAGGTGGCCGCCCAGTTGCAGGGTAGCGATACCGGCACCGGTGGTGATCGCGCTGAGGTGTCGGCCCAGCTTGTGGCCAAGGAAACTGGGGCATTCGCAGAAGGGTCGAACCTAGCCCAAGTCAACAACCCGAGCAACGTCGACGGGAGCACTGGCGCAGAGAACACGGCCCTTGCAGCGCAACTGCAGGGCGGCGATGCGATTGGGGGCAGTGACAAAACCGATTTGGCGGTGCAGGTGGTGGCCAAAGACAGTGGCACGCTTGCCGAGAGCACCGCCACCACAAATTTCACGCCACAACAAGGCACGGATAGCAGCACCGGGTCAGATGGCACAGCGCTGGCCGCACTCTTGACTGCCGCCGAAGCGGTTAGCGGTGGCGATAAGCCCGATCTCGCGGTGCAGCTCGTGGCCAAAGACGTGGGCCAACTTGCCGAGGCCGCAACCGCCACTCAGACCAATAACCCGAATGGTGCGGATGGGGGGACTGGCTCAGATCGCACTGCGCTCGCTGCTCAGATCCAAGCCACCGAGCCTGCGCTCATCGTCGATCCAGTGCAGCTGGTCGTCAACATCGTTGTCAAAGATGGCGCGAGCGTGGCTGATGCGGCGGCCTACTTTAGGCCGATTACATCCGGCGAGGCCATCACGGTTTCGGATAAGCCTGCACTCATGCCCATATCGGGCAATACGGGCGAGGCGATTGGCGCTGGTGAGTTGCCACAGCTTTCTGTGCTCATCGTCATCGGTGATGGCATGAGCATGGCCGAGAGTGCGAGCAAGACCACCGAGCGCGCCATTGTGCGATACACGCTGTGTGCGGCGGACCATGCGACTACAACGCTGAGCGCCAGCGATCATGCAGCAACAACCCTATCAGCAACCAATCAGCGACTCAATTCGCTGTCAACCAATACAGAGATCAAGGAGTGCGACTAATGGCCTGCACCTGTAATACAGCAACGCTCTACACAATGGGCGACGTGGTGAGAATGACGCTTACGGTCAAGAGTGATTTGGCCGCGTTGATTGACCCATCGGCATTGACTTTCAGGCTCATTGCGCCCGATGGGCCATTGGTAACGTATGTGTATCTCACCAATCCACAACTGGTGCGCGATGGCCTTGGCACGTTTCACGTGGATTACAAGCCGACGCTTGCCGGTGTGTTTTTGTATCGCTTCGAATCTACCGGCACAGGCGAAGGCGCGGCAGAAGGGCAGTTTGAGGTTGCGCCGTCAAACTTCTAGAACATGCTGCAAACCAGACCGGCATCATCCGCGCCACTCGGTGCACTCGCCAAACTCCTCAGCCAGAGCGAGATCAATCAGCTCATGGCCGAGGTCCTTGATGCCGCGCGCGAGCGCATGCGCGCCAAGGGTCTGCCGCTGATCGAATTGGACTTTCGCGGCGGGTCCTCGCAGCTCCTCGCCAGCACCGCCGGCGAGGCCATGTTGAGCGGCCCAGCCGAGACCGGCAAAACCATCGGCTCACTGGTCAAGCTGCACAACTTGGCAACCCAATTCCCAAACTCACAGTGGGCCATCATGCGCAAGACCTATGCGTCGACTGTGGCATCGGTGGTGCAATCGTTTAAGCGCAAGGTGCTGACGCTGGCAGGCTTTGATGTCGAGCCTTACGGCGGCGAGCGGCCCCAATGGTTTGACTATCCCAATGGTTCGCGCATTTGGGTGGGCGGCATGGACAACCCAAGCAAGGTGCTGAGCCAAGAGTTGGATGGCGTCTACGTCAACCAGTGCGAAGAGCTTGAGCTCGAGGACTGGGAGACACTGAGCACACGCACCACTGGGCGCGCCGGCAACGTGCCCTATCCGCAGTTGTGGGGCGATTGCAACCCCGGCCCGCCGACGCACTGGATATTGCAGCGGCGCAACGAGAAGAAGCTTGCGTTCTTCGAATCACGCCACGAAGACAATCCATCGCTCTTTCTCAAGGACGGCACCATTACCGAGCAGGGCAAGCGCACATTAGAGAAGCTCGGCAACCTCACCGGCGTGCGCCTGCAGCGGCTGCGCTTCGGCAAATGGGTGCAGGCCGAGGGCACGGTGTATGAGGGTTACGACGCAGCGGTGCACCTCATTGATCGCTTCGAGATCCCCGGCGATTGGCCACGCTACCGCGTCATCGACTTTGGCTATGTGAATCCCTTTGTGTGTCAGTGGTGGGCGGCAGATCATGATGGCCGACTGTATCGCTATCGCGAGATCTACATGACCAAGCGCACGGTGGCCACCCATGCGCAGCTGATCAACTCGCTGAGCATGGGTGAGAGCTATGTCGCCACGATCGCAGATCATGATGCCGAGGATCGCGCCACACTGGCTGAGAACGGCATCTACACCACGCCCGCGGATAAAGACATCAGCACGGGCATTCAGGGCGTGGCGGATCGGCTGAAGACCCAAGGCGATGGCAAGGCTCGCCTTTTCTTCTTGCGCGACGCACTCGTCGAGGCGGATCCTGAGTTGATCGAGGCGCGCAAGCCCTCCTGCACTGAGCACGAGATGGATGTGTATGTGTGGCCCAAGGCCAGCGATGGCAAGGCAGTCAAAGAGGTGCCGGTGAAGGAATACGACCACGGCATGGACTCGATGCGCTATCTCGTCAAACACATCGACGGCGGGCGCGGCGATGGTTATGGCTACAACCCACTCAGTGGTTACCGTGGATAACGGCAGGCGCTGAGCAATACAAACATGGCAACGTTTTGGAGCAGACTTATGGCAGGAATATCCAGCGGTGTGCGCGGATTTCGCGAGGGCTACCTTGCGACCAATGCGCGCGAGGGTGAGGATTTTGAATCGTGGGATGGGCGACGATCGCGCTACGCGATTTTGCAGGCGTATTTTGAGAACACGGCCTACCGCAACATCCACTCATGGTCGCAGGCCTACAAGGCGCAGTACGGCCTCTATCGCTATACACGCAGCATTTACAACCCATCCCACCGACTGGGCAAGTTCTACCGCACGCGCCTCATGGGCGGCAAGCTGGACCCAGCGGCAGGAGATGGGAAGGCCGTGCCGAGTGCGTTGCCGATTGTGACCGACAGCGAAACAATTCGCACTGCTATCGCCGCATTGTGGCGAGCAAGTGCATGGCAAGTCAACAAGAGCATTTTCACCCTGCACGGCCCGGTGCTGGGTGATGTGGGCTTGCAGGTGATCGATGACCCAGTGCGCGAGCGGGTTTACCTCAAAGTGCTGCACCCTGACATCATCAAGTCGCTGACGCTCGATGAATTCGGTAACGTCAAGGGCTACGAGCTCGAAGAGTGGCGCGATAACCCGGAGCGGCCCGAGCGCGAAGGGCAGGCCGACAATGATGTGCGCTATGGCGAGATTGCCGTGCGCGATGGGGGTAATGTCAAATACACCACGCTGCTCAACGGCAAGCCTTACCCATGGGACGGTGAGCAGGCCGAATGGACCGTGCCATATGGCTTTGTGCCACTGGTGATGGCCCAGCATGACAACGTTGGCCAAGACTGGGGCTGGAGCGCGGCGTATCCAAACCTGAGCAAATTCCGTGAGGCCGACGACATCGCCTCGAAGCTCAGTGACCAAGTGCGTAAGATGGTCGATGCGCCATGGCTGTTGGCTGGTGTGACCAATCCCAATGCCAGCGTCCAGACCAAGGCGACGGTGCCGACGACGCCGACCGAGCAAGTGAAGAAACCCGAAGCTGGACGCGAGAGCGTGCCCACGCTTTACTCCAACGACCCCAACGCCAAGGCGGTGCCACTGGTGGCCCCGCTCGACATTGCGGCCACCGTGACGCACATCCAAGCGTTACTCGATGAGATTGAGCGCGAATACCCGGAACTGCGCGCCGATGTGTTCGCTGCCGGCGGCGACGTGGCCGCACGAGCGTTGCGCCTTGCCAGGCAGGACTCGACCACCAAGGTCGTGGAATCACGCGCCAACTATGACGATGCGCTCGTGCGTGCGCAGAAGATGGCCATCTCGATTGGCGGCTTTCGCGGCTATGAGGGATATGAAGGCTTTGCCCTTGAGAGCTATGCCAAGGGCGATTTGGAGCACACCATTGGCGAGCGACCTGTGTTTGAGGTGGATCAGGTCGACGCGCTCGAGGAAGAGAAGCTATTTTGGGATGCCGCTGCAGCGGCAATCCGCAACGGTGTTTCATTGCCGCTGTGGTTGAAGTGGCAGGGGTGGGATCAGGCGCGGATTAGCGAGGTTGAGGCTTCGAAGGATTATCAGTCGCGCCAAGAGTTGTTGAACGCGGGGGCGCAGATTAATAGGAGGGGAGCGTGAGAATAAGTGTTGAAAGTGAAACCGGAATAAGTCATCAAACCAAAATCATTGATCTTGAGACAGGCGAGCGACTTAAGGATGTATATGACCTTCAGTTGGACTTCCCAATGGGCGAAGCCGTTCAAGCCACAATGAAGCGGGTTGCAACTGATGGGGTGGTTGTCAAAATCGCAAAGGTTGTTAAGTCGGTCAAAGGCTACACCCTCACTTGTGGCAAGAACACGGTAATACTTGAATTTGACGAAGGCGCTGAGCCTGACTGGATTAAGCGACTGTTTGCTGAATAGCCAATGCCCACGCCACACGAAACCGCCGTTGCGATCGCCGAGCGCACCATCGCCCGCCTTGGTGGCATGTTCGATGCCCTTGGCTCAGCCGAGCAGGGAGGCGGCCTTTATGACCTCTATCGCCTGATACTGGCTGATCTGTTTGACGTTGCCGATCCGCGCATCATTGAGCTGCGTCTGCGCCGATTCGAGTATGACGCACTGCTGATGGTAGATGGTTGGCTCGACGAGGCCTTTGGCATTGGCAATGAACAAGCATCTGAGCAGCTGAGTGCCCGCGGATTTGTGGCCTCGGCGCTGTTGGCATTGGCGGTGCCGGCGATGCAACTGGCTAAGCAAGCCATTGATGCTGCACTCAAATCACAAACCGTGCGCGTGCTGGCATTGGCCAAACTGGGCACAGACCCGGCGCTGATCTTTGGTGATATCACACGGCCCGGCATCCTCGCGCCGGGGCCGATGGTGCGCGAGATTGCGCGCTGGCTGGTGGTGGTGGCCAACCACGCCCACGAGGAGGTTATCAATCAAACGCTGGCCGACGCTGGAGAGCGGCCAGAAGACTGGGGCAAACAGGCCATCGCCGCCATCGATGAGCGCACAACTGAGACGTGCCTACTTGTGCATGGGCAGGTCAAGCCATTTGATGAGCCATTCGAGCTGAGCGGCAAGCCGTGGGATCAAGCACAGTTCTACGGGTTCAGCAACAAACAGCCACCATTCCATTGGTGGTGCCGCGATACACTAGCGCTGATTTTGATGAGTGAGGCCCATGACCACATGACGCAGCGGATGCGTGCGGCGGCAGATGCTGAGTTATTGGCGCGCGTGGATGGGAGCAGGCAAGAGATCCATCCGGCGAATGCATTTAGTCGGCGTGGGGAGTTGGTTGGATAATGAGTGCATGACGGAAGAGGAATTTGCGACTATCAAAGAGCATGCAAATGGGCGTGGGCAATTTGACGCATACATTATTCGACGCGAGCTTGGTATTCTTGTCGCTGAGGTAGAAAGGCTCCGAATGGAAAATGAGCAATTACACATACAAATCGAAGAATCTAACGAGTGGCATGTAGGTGAAAGCCACATTGACAGCGCGAACGCGCTATAACAACCCAATGCGACCACCCTATATCTACAAGCCCAAAGAAGATATAACGACCTACGAGCTGGCGTTACTTCTCCCGATATTTGCGGCACAAACCAATTATTGGGCTAAAAATCCAAACGACTCAGGGACCTTTCGATCCGCGGGCATCAACTACCAGCCCGAGTGCGTCAAGCGACACTTTGAGTTTCGCGAAACAGACAACCGGATGCAGATAGGCCCTCTCGCCGGTGAGCCAATTAAGAAGGGCGAGCGCATCGTGTATTTCAAGGGAGCATATCGACCTGCCACATGGGAACTCCTATGTAATCCAGCCCTACCAATCCAATACGCGCCGTATATCTATGCCTTAAACGATGCCGTCGCTGGCCAAGAAGTTGAATTTAGCTTTTCTCCCGTAAGCCCATGACCATCGACGAACTCCAACCACTCGCGCAGCGCCTCATTGATTTAGCAATCGAGCACAGTATCCCAACTAAGTGCAGGCGCATTGCCTTGTCGCCTGCACTTTGCAGCAAAGAGACTGCCGCGCAGTTGCAAGAGTGTGTTGGCCTGCCTGTTTTACTCGATGCCGAGATGCCACCGGATCAGATACTGCTGACTTTGATGGTGTAGAATCCCGATCAATTAAACACGGCTACGTGATCAACAAATCGCGCGGGCTACCTTCACCGGTAGCCCGCGTTTTTGTTTTCCCTCCGCGATGGAGACGCAGCCGCATCGCCCGAGATGGGCAAGGGATAGGCGAGATGCCACAAGACGGCAATACCGATACGCAAAATCAAGATAAACCGAACGTCACCACCACGGCTAATGGCACGGGCGGCGGCGCAGGTGGTGCCACAAGCGGCACCACTACCAATGCCCCCACGCTGGAGCAACTTCAGGAAGAGCTGGCCAAGACGCAATCCGCGTTGAAGGAAGTTAATTCTGAAAGTGCCAAGCGACGCAAACGCCTAGATGAGCTGGAGAAGGCCGAGGCAGAGCGCCAACAAGCGCAGCTGAGCGAGACCGAGAAGCTCACCAAAGAGCGCGATAGCTACAAGGCCGAACTTGATAAAGCGCAGTCGGACGCCGCCGAGCGGACCAAGCGCCACGCAGTCGAGATGGCTGCGAAGGATGCGAAGTTTGCAAAACCGGCGCATTACGTGCACGCACTGATCGCCGCCGCAGGTCTCAAGATTGAGATTGGCGACGATGGCGAGGTGACTGGGATCGATGCGGCCATCAAGAAGCTTCAGGCAGACATGCCTGAGCTGTTTGAGCGCCCAGCCGATCCGCCGCCAAATAAGCCGAAGGGGACACCCGCGGCCCAGAACGCGCGGCAGAGTGGCGCGAATGCAGCCAAACCACAACCGACATCAACGATCAAGTTTTGAAGGAATAAATCATGGCTGATTTAACCGTTACCGCAACGCAGGTGGCTCGAGCCCATGACAATGCGGAGATCTACAACGGCCTCGCCGCCGAGGCGATCGCCGCCGGGCAGGTGGTGTATCTCACAAGCTCTGGAACGCTGGGCATTGCCAGCGCAAACGTCGCCGGCAAGCAACAGGCTCGCGGCGTGGCGCTCGAAAACGCTGGCATTGGCCAAGCTTTCTCGTATATCAAGCGCGGATTCGTGGCCGGCTTCACCATTTCGCAGGCCTACGACACCCGCTTGTTCGTGTCGAACACCCTTGGCGCCATCGCCGATGCCGCTGGCTTACTAAGCGTCCCTGCGGGGCGCGTGATGCCGTTGGCTGATTCGAGCAAGACCAAGGTGGTCTACGTCGATTTTGCGTGGGAGACGCAGTTCTAAGAGGTAATCATGGGAAAACTAATTGGCGCTCTTAACGTAGCCGACTCGGACCGTGAGTATGTTAATACCGTCGGCCAGCGCATTGTTTACGATGCGATCACGCAGCTCGTGGCGCAATACAACGCCGACCTGAACGCGGCCAAATCTATCTTCGTCGAAACCACGACCACCGATCACACCGAGCGCTATAAGCTGCCCGGCGGCGGTCGTCTGCAGCGCTTGGGCAACAATGCCAAACCGGCATTCAGCAAGCGCGGCGGGCAGTGGGATGTCGCATTCCCTCTCGAAGGCTTCGGCGATGCCATTAGTGGCACCCGCGTGGACATGTCCTATATGTCCGTCACCGAGTTGGACCGCCACATCGACACCATTCTCACCGCCGATATGAACACGTATCGGTTTGAGATGTTGAAGGCCTTGCTGAACTCGGGATCGCGCGCGTTTGTGGATGCGCGCAAGGGCTCGTTGACGATTCAGCCGCTGGCCAACCAAGACGGCGTGTTGTATCCGCCGGTGCTCGGCAGTGAATCCGAGGCGCAGGAAAACTGCTATGTCGGCACCAACTATGTGTCTTCGGCCATCAGCGACACCAACAACCCGTGCGTCACGGCACGCGATAAATTGGAATCGCACTTTGGTGCGCCGACCGGTGGCAGTAATGTGGTGATGTTCATCAATAATGCGCAGACCGCCAAAGTCACGGCGCTGACCGAGTTCAATCGCACCAATACCAACAACGTCACCCCCGGCGTGAATACGGACACCGTGAATGGGCTGCCCAATGCGCCGGGGCGCATTCTCGGCAAGACCGACTCGGGCGTGTGGGTGAGCGAGTGGCGCTGGATTCCAGCTGACTATGCGTTTGCCATCCATCTCGATGCGCCTGCGCCGCTGAAAGAGCGCGTCGACCCCGCCGACACCGGTCTGCCACAAGGCCTGAACATGATTGTCGCCAATGAGACGGATTACCCAATCAGCGAGAGCTACTGGGAACACCGCTTTGGTCTCGGCGTGGCCAACCGCCTGAACGGCGTTGCGTTGCAGTTCGTGGCTTCGACCACCTACACCACGCCAGCCGCGTATCAGTAATCCACATGAGTGATGGGGCGGCACAGGCTGCCCCATTCATCATTCAGAAATCACTATGGATCTAGCAAACGCGGTTCGCCGCACCCACCTAGCACAGCAGTCACTCGACGAGAAGATGGACCGGCTGCTGGCCATGTTCACCCCACCGGCGCCTGCTGCCGAGCAGGGCGAGGGCGCGCCGCTCACTGGCGAGACGCCAGAGACGCCCGTCCTCGACATCGGCACGCTGCTCGTCGAGTTCAACGCCAAACTGGACTTGGTGCTTGAGGCGTTGGCAGGCCTTCAGCCGGCCAGCAAGAAGAAGACCAAGGCCGAAGAGCAGCCGCCCGCTGGGACCGACGGAGGCCAGTAGTGGCGATCACGCGCAGCGCAGTGGAGACGGTGCTCATTCGTCGAGCTCGGCTATGGATGGCCGAGGTGAGGATGGATTGCGCAACAGTCAGCGGTACCAATCGCGATTTGGCTGAGCCGATCTCATGGGCGATTCGTCAGTGCGGCTACACCGTAGCCAGCATTGCCGATGCCTCTGCCGCTGAAGTGGCCGCTGTGCCTGATGCTGATGCCGACAAGCTGCTCGACTATGCCGAGTTTCGCTTGCTCAACAACGTCTTGCAAAACTTTGCGCTGGTCGATGTGACCGAAGGCCCACATAGCGAATCGTTCAATCAGTTTCGTTTGCGGCTTGAGGAAGCAATCGCGCGCAAGGATCGCTACATGAAAGCAACGTATGGATCGAGCCTGAGCAGCATCAGCGGCGGCGAAATCCTGCTGAACTTCCAAGAAACGCTATGAGCGCATCGCGTGACCGCATCCGCAGTGTTTCGGCCTCAACACTTAGGCCCCCCTCAGTGTCAGGCGGGAAGCGAGGCGAGCCGGTGGCACATCTCACGCAGGTGTGCTGCTCTCGCCTCTTTCCCATCTCTAGCGAGGATGCTCGGCGCGCCGGGCTTGAGACCCCTTTGCGAATGTTTCAAACCCACGTGGATTCACTGACTGACATTCTCCCCGGCGATGTACTGGTGATCGATGGCAATCAATATCCAGTGCGTTGGCACGAAGTGTGGCAGATGGGGCGCAAGTTGATCGTCGAGGAATTGCTAAACGCATCCGCACCATGATCGACGTAAGCATTCAAGGCATCCAAGAGCTGATGGCCGATAGCCTGCGCGCGACGCGGGCGATCCGGCCTAGTGGCGCATTGGGCCGCGTCGTCAAGCGGGTGGGCCTTGCGACGCTGCGCTGGATCGATGGGGTGGTGCACGTTGACACCGGTGCGCTACGCGCCTCACAGCGGATCGACTTCATCGAATCTGGCAACGAGGCGACGGCGATCATCTTCGTTGACCCAACAGCGGTGAACCCGAAGGGGCAATACCCAGCTGAGTATGGCGTCTATGAAAATCGGCGTGGTGGTTCGCATGCCTTCTACGACATCGGGGCGGACTATGCGCAGGCTTACATCGCCACTGAGGCGATCAATACGCTGAGCGTGGAGATTCTGGGGGCTTAATGGCGGCAGTGAATCGCAAGACCTACCGACAGCTGCTCGCCAACGAGATTGGCCAAGCGCTGACCGGCGCCGGCGTGGTGCAGGCAGTCTATCCATTCCGCGTGGGGAACTTCAATGGGCAATCGCCTGTTGTGACATTCACCAGCGCAGGCAGTGACCGACGGCAGGAGATCACCAGCTCAGTCGATGCCGAGACCTCGCTGATGTTCGCCATCGATGTCTTTGTGCTGTATGCGGATCAGGCATCAAACTGGACCGAACAAAACGCGGAAGACGCGATTGACGACATTGAGCAAGTGATCGCGGATTGGGTAATGACCAATTCGGATGGCCTAAGCAGAAGCGAACAAGGCCAAACCAGTTGGTTTGATCTTGTCTTTAACGAACGTAGTGCAACAGGCTCGCTATTACAGGCTGAGAGACTGGGCGGGCAAGAGTATCGGCGCGAGCGCATGACCATCACGGTATTCATACGCGCAGGCGCAAGCTAAACGCATGGTGCATCGAGCATTCATGCGCATGGAGTTTTCAAAATGGGTTTAATTACCACCAAAGATTGCGTAATTGAGATGTGTCCGAGCGCAGCCGATTGGATCATGCCTGCGACCATCCCGTATTACAACTTCAGCGGACGATCGTCCGAAGCAAAAATGGGCAACAAGGCCGACATCGCCAAAGTCGCGGTGTATGGCGCAGCCCCTGTTTCATTTGCCGGTTATGCTGAGTTCAGCATCGCTTGCAAGGCCTTTGTCGACCTCACCACAGGGCGCGTCACTACAGTGAACATTACCGACCCCGGCACCGGCTACACCACCGCGCCCGCCGTGACGTTCTCAGGCGGTGGCGGTGCGGGCGCAGCGGCCACCGCCATCATCAACACGGCGGGCAATGTGGTGGCCGTCATCATGACGAATTTCGGCACCGGCTACACATCAGCCCCGACCGTGAGCATCGCCGCGCCGGGATCTGGTACGCAGGCGACGGCTACAACGGCCATCAACGAATACAGCGATGCATTCGATTGGCCACTGTTCGCCGCTGAAAAGATCGCCGTGCGGCTCTCGCCCGCGGGCAAGGGCAGCACGGGCAGCAAGCGGCCGTACTTCACCGGCTACGTGGTGCGCGAAACGGTGAACTTGGATGCGCCCGTCAACGGCGCATGGTCGTTTGAGTTCCAAGCGCAAGGCAGCGGCTCGCCCGCTCGCGGCGCTTACTAATCCTCTTTTGTGGAGTTCAGGCGAGGCGTGTTGTTGCGCCTCGCCTGTTTGACATATGGCCAAATTGACCCTCAAATTTCCCTCGCCCGATGGCCCCGGCTGGGTTCGTTTCTCGCGTGAGATTGACGGCGTGCGCAAAGACCTGACCACGATTGGCAAGCAAATGCAATCGGGGCAGTGGAAGGCGACCGCGCAAAACATTGACCGCCTGATTGACATCATCTTGCTTTTTGTGCCAGCCACTTCACCCGAAGATAAAAACGCCGCACGCGAAACAATTCTTGATTTCTCATTTCCTGAAATGAATGACGCGTTTGTCAGCGTGGGGCGCTTGTTGGCTGAGGGCAAAGAGCTGATTGATAAGCAGATCGAAGCCCAACAAGAACAGCTTGATGCAGTGGCCCAAGTAGAAGAGTAGGGCGCACGCCGCATAGACCATCATGGGACGACAGGGACGCAGCGAATTACAGATTGTCATCACTGGCCGTGACAACGGCGGTGAGGCTGCGCTGCGCCGCGTCCGTGAACAAGCGCAGCAGACGAAAGACGCGGTTGGGGACATTGGCAAGAGCGGGGTTGGCTTAGAGCAACTCGGCCAATCGCTCAGCGGACTGAGCGGGCTTTTTGGGCAACTTGAGAATGCAATTCAAAACCCAGTGCAAGCAGTTGGGTTGCTTGGTAAGTCGATGGTTGCCGCAGGCGCAGAAGGCGAAGCGGCAGCGGCGGGGATTGGGGCTGGATTTGCCGCACTTGGTGGGCCGATAGGGATTGCAATCGCTGCTGTTGTGGCGCTGACAGCTGCGCTTGCGGTGCTTATTGGCATCGGGCTATCCGCGGCCAACGCCGCCGCTGATTGGGGTGCGGCGGTTGATGGCATCCAACAGGCGACGGGCGCAACGGCTGAGTTCGCATCGACGCTTGCCGCTGTTGGGCAGATTGCGGGCGTTTCTACTCAGTCCATTGAACAATCATTTGGCGCACTGGCGCGCAACATCTACACCGCTGGCCAGCAGATGGAAGCCATCGCCGCGAGTCAGGCGAAGGCACAAGCGAACGCGGCCAAACAAATCGAGCAAATTCAATCAGACTCAGCTGAGCGGATTGCCGATATTCAGGCCCAAGGCGCGGCGCGAAGCGCCGCAATCGCTCAACAGACCGCGCAGGCGCGAGCCAATGCGGCACGAGAAGAGCAGCGCGCAGAAGAGCAGCACCAAGAGCGTCTCACTGAAATCGCCGAACAGGCTGCCGATCGACGAGAAAACATTGAGGATGCGCACGCCGAGGCGCTGGCCAACCTTGCAGATCAAAAAGCCAAGACTGAATCAGATTACCAAGAGCGGCGGATCGAGCTTGAAGAAGGCGCTAACGATGCGATCGCAGATGTGCGAACGGCGTTAGCTGAGCGCCTAGCTGAGCTCGAAGAATCCCATACCGACCGCATCACTGAGCTCGAGCAGCAGCTCTCCGACTTTCGCGAGTCCATTGAGACGGACCGCGTTCGGCGCGCCCAGCAGGTTGCTGACAAGATTCTCGGCATCGAGGAGGATGCTGAGGCCAAGCGTGAGTCCATTCAGTCACGCATTAACAACGCCCAAAACCCATTTGAGGAGCGGGCGTTGCGTGCCGAGCTCGACGGCTACAACAAGCGCATTGAGGCCAAGAAGAAGGCCATCCAAGACACGGCGGCGGCTGAGGAACAGGCCCAGCAAAAAGAAGATGACAAGCAACTGGCCAAGCTGCAGGCGCGCATCGACAAAGAGAATGCCGTCTACACCAAGCAAACTGAGAAACTCAAGGCGCAGGAGGCTGAGCGCGAGCGCGATTTAGAGCTGTCACTCAATAAGCAGCTGGCCAAGCTGCAAAAGAACTACGATGAGCGTGAGGCGGAGTTAGCCAAGTCGATTGACCGCGAGAACAAGCAATACGCCAAACAGATTGCCGACCTTGAAGAACAGCGGGCCAAGCAGGTCGAGAAAGAGAACAAAGCCTACGCCGAACGCATCAAGACCATTGAGGAGAATCTCGCGCAACAAGTCGCGGCCAACGCGAAAGCACAGGCACAGATCGCCGCTGATACCGCTGCACGAATTGAGGATGAAAAGAAGCGCTCAGCTGATGCAATTCAGGCCGTCAATGAGCGGCTGCAGCAGTTCCTCGAGGAGTCGGCGCAAAACTTGCCGCCGGTGGTACAGGCGCTCGCGGATCTCGGCATCAAGTTCGATGACCTGAATAAACTCGCGCCAGATGAGCGACTTGACCTCATCCTGCGCAAACTTGCCGAGATGCCGGACTCGATGCAGCGCAGTGCAATTGCGACGGTGCTATTTGGGCGGGCAGGGAAGGACCTCAACGATCTAGCTGAGCTTTACTCAACCAAGACGCTCCCAGAATGGCAACGGCAACAATCAATCGCCAACCGCATCCTTGACCAAGACGGGGTGAACGCGGCTAAGGCATTCCAGCAGGAACAGAATGAGGTTAAACAGAATTTCGAAAATCTTTGGCTGCAACTCGGCCAAGACATGATTCCGGTATTCAAAGACCTATACAAAACTTTGAATGAGTTTTGGGCCAATCACGGCCCCGCCGTGGTGCGCGTCATGCAACTAATTGCGTCAGTCATTGGGACGGTGATTAGCGCGATTGGGTCACTGATTAGTTTCTTCGATCGTGCTATCAGCGTTGCAACCGACTTTATCAACACCATCACGCAAGCGCTCAACCTTGCTGGTTCGTCGGGCGGCATGGCCGCAGGCGCAGGCACAACTGCGCCTAAAGGGATTGTTGTAACAGGGACAACCACCGGGCCGGTAACGGTGAACGGCAAAGTGGTCAGCACCGGCACATCCACCACGCCGAAGACAAAAGCGGCCACATCTACCACGCCGACGAAATCAACGGTGAATAACTTTACGCTGAATGTCAGCACGAAAGAGACGACCACGGACGTTAAGACGGCGGTAAAGCAGTTGCAGATGTTGACAAAATAACATGGCACATCCAAACGGCGAATACATCTACATCATCCGAGGCGGCAAAACGCTCGAAATCAGCGACATGGTGAAATACCATGTGATTGAGTTCGACGGCCTCGGCATGGCGCCGTTGCACCGCATCGGCCAGCGCGGGCCAATGCAGGACGGCGTGACAGATGTCGGCTATCGTCTGGATCCGCGCACCATCCTGCTGTCGATCATGGCCTATGCCGCTACGCCGGCGCAATTCCATGACCGCCGCCAAGAGCTCATTGAAATCCTCAAGCCCGGCAAGACGATCACGCTCAAGTGGATATTTGCCACATCAAGCGGGGCGCGCACACGTTGCATTGACTGCCATTGCACAGGCGGGTTATCGCTGCCTTCCTCGGGCATGATTCAACAGGCGTTTAACGATGTGGTGCAACTGTATGCGCCTGACCCAACGTTTTACGACCCAGAGCTGACCACGGTATTGCCGACGTCGCTCTATTCGGCGGCTGGATTCACCGTGCCGACAGTGGTACCGACATCGTTTGGCGTAACCAGCATCCTTGAAACGATTGTGTTCAATCACTCGGATCCCGGCGCATGGGACATTTACCCAGTCGCAACGATTAAAGGCCCATACACAAATTGCCAGATCGCCAATCAGGGCACCATCGATTGGCCAAGCGGGAACGGGGTAATCAATTCCGGCATTGCGATCGCGGCAGGCAAAACCATCACGATCGATTTTCGATATGGGGCGAAGTCGTTTCTTGATGAGGCGGGCGCAAGCGTGCTGGACAAGTGGGCAGGCGATAAGGCGACGTTCAAGATCGCGCCGGGCGAAAACAGTTTGCGGTTTTTTATGGCCGGAATTGACTCCAACACGCGCATCTATTTGCAATTCAACAAGCGATATATAGGACTCTAAACCATGGCTCCAAAATCAGGTTTTTTTACCACCAACGGCACGGGCGATGCCAGCACGGGCTACAGCCTATCCGACTGGCAGCGCATGCTCAAAATGCTTTACCTCAGTGACCCAACAACTGAGGCGCTGGTGCAGGGCTATGGCGCCACGGGCGATTGCAACTGCACCATCACTGGCGCGAACCAAGTGACCGTCAGCGGCGGTGGCGGCATTGTGAATGGCTACTGGTATGACGAGCCCAGTAGCACCAATTTTGCTGTAGCCAGTGTGTCGCTGTCCACACGCAAGGACCTCGTTGTGCTGCGCCTCGATACCACCGCGCAGACCATCCGTCTTGCTTACAAATCGGGCTCAGAGGGCGGGGCAGTGCCGGGCGTGACTCAGGCGGGCAGCACATGGGAGATTGCGCTATGGGAAGTGTGGATGGCAGTGGGTGGGACGATCACACTCACTGATAAGCGCAAGTATCTGAAAGACGCCTTGGCCAATGTCGTCTCCGCAGATAACACGTCGCTGCAATTGGTCTCCAACATCATGAGCATCAAAAACGGCGGGGTCTCGACCGCAAAGTTAGCTGATGACTCAGTGACTGCCGCGAAGATCGCAGCGGGCGCAGTGGGGGCGAGCGAGATTGCGGACGGATCCGTGGGCAACGCCGAGCTTGCTGACGGCGCGGTCACAACTGCCAAGATTGGCGATGGCGCGGTGACAGGCGCAAAGATCGCCGGCGGCATTCTCAACATTGCTGCCCGCGTCGGTGGTGACGCAAATGACTGGACCGTGCCGGGGAATAACCAATACACACCCGGATCACAACGCGCTTACGTGGATGTATTTGGCATGACATTTTCATCCTCACCTCAATCCATCGTTACACGCAATTTCCCCGCGTCCTTTACAAAGAAAGCAATGGTTGTGCCGATCATGATGGATGCATCTTTGGTAGGCCTGCGCGTAATGATGCGGGCTATTTCAAGCACGCAATATACCGTTGTCGCATACAGCTCCGATGGTTCATTTCTAAACACGACTGTCACCTGCCTTGCCTACATCGTTGGTGAATAAACGCGCATGGGTGCTGAGTTCTACATCTCCGTCCTGACCGCCGCCGGCGTCGAGAAGCGCTTGATCAGCGACTATCTCACGCTGGTCTATACGCGCTCGGTCAATACATTTGACTACTGCGTGTTCCAGCTGCCCGACAACCATATTGCGATGAGTGATTTGGTGGACAAAGCCCAAATCGAGGTCTACAAGCGCAATCTTGACTATGGCATTGACTGGTATTGCGACTTTGTAGGTATCCTGCGCAAGCCCCAAGATTTTGCAACCGACTCAGATGGGAAGACCGTTGCCACGTTTGGGGCGATGGACATCCTCGGCCAGCTCGCATGGCGAACCATTGCGTGGTACACCGGCGTTGCTGATCGATCCGAGTTTGCGAGCGTCAAGGCCGAGACGATCATGAAGAACCTCGTTAAATACAATGCGGGTTCTTTGGCGCTAGCCAGCAATGGTCGGATTCGCGATGCTGTGATCACCGGCATCACCACCGAGGCAGACGGCGCACGTGGTAATACCAAGAGCTGGAGCTGTGCGCCCGAAGACAATCTACTGGAGGCGTTGCAGAATCTTGTTGCAGCTGGTGCCGGTGGTGACTTCGCGCTGGTGAAGACCGCGCCTCAAACCTTCGAATTTAGGTTCTATCCCGGCCAACTTGGGACGGACAAAACCGGCACGGTTGTATTTAGCCTTGCCAATGGCAACATGACCGAGCCACACTATGTCGTGGATTACACCGAAGAGAAAACGGTGGCAATCGTCGGCGGGGAGGGGAAGGGCGCTGACCGCGTGGTGGTGGTGCGTAGCTCTGCCGCGTTCAACTCATCGACCAACAACATTGAAACGTTTGTGAATGGCTCAAGCTACAAGACCGTCACGGCCCTTGAGGCGGTGGGCGACGGTGAACTCTACGACCGGCAGGCGCGGCCATCGCTCGCGTTCAAGCCGCTGCAAACTAAATCGACAGCGTATGGCGTGCACTATTTCTTGGGCGACTTGGTGAGTGCAGAATATCGCGGCGTGACGACGACGCAGAAGATTCAGCGAGTGACCATCTCGCACAACGAGGACGGCGCAGAAGATGTGGCCGTGGAGTGTGTAGCGATATGACGCCGGAAGATGTAACCCAAAAGCTTGTTGACCGTGTAGCGGACTTGCAGCGGCAAGTCAACGAGCTCAACCGCATTGAGCAGTATCGCTCAGGCGATGGTGCTTGGACCAACATCGCGCTACTCTTTGCATGGGTTGATTTCAGCGGCAGTGACGACAAATTGGCATATCGCATCGACGGCAAATACGTTCACCTGCGTGGGTTGATCAAGAATGGAGTGATCAATACAGCTTGCGGTAACTTGCCCACCGCCGCTCGCCCCAGCAAGCGCCGCCGCCTGTTGCATCGCACGGTTGGCGGATCCGGCGAATTGGATGTCACGACCGCCGGCGACATCATCCCGCAGACTGGCAATAACACTTACATCAGCTTTGATTCAGTTTGGTTTGAGTTATAGGAGTAATTACATGATCACAGTTCAATCACTACGCGCCGGTGCGCAGGCCTTGGCGCAAGGGCAAATCAATGACAGCGATGCCGAGCGCGCAGCTGCGCTCGCGCCGTTTCAGCGCAGGCTAGAGGCCGCCGATGCACTTGATGCGGCTGGGTTTGCCGAAGAGGCGGGCGTCATGCGCACAAGCGCACAGCAGACCATCGATGTGGCCAATGCCGGATACGACAAGGCGACGGCTACACTTGTGGAACTGCGTGACCAGATCGATGATATGGATGATGCCGCCATGCAAGCCATCATCGACGCCGGCGGGCAGAATGCGAAGCGGATTGTGACGAGTTTCCTTGAGCAATATATGCGCGGGCTTGAGGCACAGGTACAGTCAATCACCCAGAAGCGCGGCATCGTTGGCAATCTTCACTATCAGGCGGCCAATGCAGTGGATGCTGAGCTCGAGGCGCTGGTGAATGCGCCGGGGTGATTGGGGCTACTCCTGTTCGCCATCGAGACCCTCTAGGTCCATTGATCCCAGCGCATCGGCAAATCGCTGCAGCGCAGGCAGTACCGCATCTCCGATGAGGCGCTGAAGCTGGGTCATGGCCTGAGTTGTCTCGATCGCAACTTGCCAACGGAATTGGGTAAGGATCACAACTCTGCGGTGCACCGCAAACATGTGAGGAGTGGGGAGCGGGTAATTGGTCATGTTCCTAAAACGGCACCTTAACCCGTGCTGCAGCAGCCTTGCGTGTAGCCTTGGGCCGTCGATCATAGCGCTGAGTGGTGCGCACATCGCTATGGCCCATCAACGCCGCCGTGGTCGAAATATCGGCGCCACTGTCGAGCATGTCGCCGGCGTAAGTGCGCCGGAAGTCATGCCAACCCAAATCCTTGATGCCAGCGGCCTCGGCGCGCCGATCAAGGCGCTTGCTTGCTGCCGTGGTGCTGATCTGGTGATCGGTCACCACGCGATTGCCTCGAGTCACATAGCAAAATAGAGCGCCGGCACCGCGACCGCGTGAATCAAACCAAATCTCAATTGCACGCATGGCTGGACCACTCACATAAACCTCACGTTCTTTATTGCCTTTGCCCTGCACTCTCACCGTGATCTGATCATCCTCATAGGTGAGATCTCCCACGGACAGCGTAACGAGCTCCTCGCGCCGCATGCCAGTGGCCATCACCATAGCCAACATGGCAGCGTCGCGCCGATCAATGGCGCGCTCGCCCGCTTTGCACACCGCCAAGAGCGCAGCGCGCTCAGTGATTGGCACATCCCGCCCAGCGGCCAGCCGAGATCCACGCGCGCCTTTCACATCATTGATCTGATCCAGCGTCTCACGCGAGATAACCCCCAGTCGCCACGCGCTCTTGGCCACGCCGCGCAACGCCGCAAGGGTAGTGTTAATCGTGGCTGGCGCGCCGTCGATCTTGTTGATGATGCCCTGCACGTTCGCAGCATTGAGCGTTGCCCAATCCATCGTGCGAATGCTTGATGCATTCATCGCCCGCGCAACTGCGCTAAGTCGCGATCGCATTGATCGGCGGCCAACCTCGCTTCGAAGGCTCGCGAGATACGCCGCAGCAGGATTTACGGTGTTCTGTCGGATTGAAATAGCTTTACTCATAGTCAGAATTGCAATAAGTTACTATAAGGTGCATTATATCAACTTTGTTTAGATAGTAAATAACTCAACATTTGTATTGGCACTGTTATCAATCTCCCTTTTCACTGGTCGAATTACGTTGCCCATCACAATCGATTGAGCCATACGAGCAAAATACGCAACAATCGCCCGGTAGCGGGCGCAGGACGGTGCCACAACTGGCACATCGATAAAACGCCATTCATGTATCCGGTGGAATTAATTCGACTTGCACATGGGTACAGACGGGACAGGTTATTTCTGATTCCCAACTGGGTGCTAGAATTGCCATAGTTTTAAAGCACGTAGCAGAATAAACCACGTTGCTTTGTATTGATATTACGCCCTGTTGTTAATCTTCATTGCAAAAGTCCTAATCGCTACCCCACCCTACGCCGCCATCCTCTGCATCAACCAATCCAATGAGGCTACGGTTGGTGCTGGACTCCTGTCCAGCGCATTTTGTAGCCCATACGTGGCTATAGCAACAAAGGCTTGCCGGGCCCAATCGCGCATAAAGAGGCGGGTGATTTCACCCGCTTCATTTATTTCTACCCTACTGAACAGATTCTGAATGGCCTGTTTGCGCCTGAGCGGCGCCACACGCATCAATGTGTCGGCCATCATGGTGAGATGCTGCATGATGCCATCCACCTCAGGCGACACGCTCATGCGCTTCTCGGCATCGCGGATCAGGGTCTTGGTCGCTTCATACTGCCGGTCAAAGTCATTTCGATCCTCAATGGTCCCATCTGCATACAGCTCGCGCAGGCGGGCGGCCTTACGCATCAACCGCTGCATCTCCTTGCCTGCCGCTTCAGTGTCTTGATTGTTGGTGGCGCTGGACACGTTGCGTTTAATCATCTCGCGCATCTCTATCGGGAATTGCAGATCAGATAACTTAGCGACTAACATCTCATCGACGAATGTGACCTCGATCTGGCGAACTGGCCTGCCATGGGTCTTGTAGAGATGGCCCTTGTTGGCATACATGGGGCGGTTGTGTCCGGTCATCCACAGAATGGGCGTGAGCATCGCGTAGATGGTTGGGCGCTGGCCACGCTGGGCACGAGCGCGGCGCTCGACGACGGCGCTGGCGAGCGCGTCATCAACAACCGCATCAAACTTGCTCGATCGCTCGGCCTTCACCGACTCAGCATATTTCTCGATTGCACTCCCCTGCCCTTCCCCAAGCATGATCTTGGCATCCTTGTTGAACTTCAGCGGTGTGCGCCACCCGTTGAGGCTCAGGACGTTGTGCAGGGCGCTGCGCACCGTCTCACGATTCCACGGCACCATGGCCTTGCCGCGACTGAGGTTGAGCAAGCCAAGCCGGTTCATCTCATCACCAGTCTCGCCATACGATGCGCCGGCGGCGTAGATACGGCACATCTCGCGCATCGTTGCATCGTGGGGCGGATTAACGATCTGGCGCATGGTCTTGCCCTCGCCGGTGTAGATCGCGCCAAACGGCGGTGTGCCCCACGGGCCGAGATCTCGCACGCGCTCATGGATGGCATCGGTCATGCGCTCGGAGGCCTTGCTGCTCTCGCGCTGGGCCAATGCCGCCTTCAGCATGATCACCACCAAGTCATCTGAGTTGAGACCATTGGCGGTGTCGATGTTGTCTTTGTATGAGACAAGGCGCAGGCCGGTGTTCTGTGCGGTCTCAACCAGCTCGGCAGTGGCGCGCACATTGCGGTGCGTGCGGTCCATCTCAAAGCACCACAGGCCTGCGGTTGAGGGCAGCAGCAGCTCGGCCTTAACGCGCATCCACTCAGGGCGCGTGGTCTCCCAGCGCGCCGAGCGATGGCCCTGCGCGTCTACAAACCAATCGACTTGATCGGCTGGGATATGGTTCTCTTCGAGCCATTGCTCGGCAAAGTGGCGTTGTTTGTCAATGCTGACGGTATCGCGGGCGCGCCGAACGATGGATCGACGGAGATAGATTTTCCAGCGTGTTCTTCCTGCCATGCCTCGATAAGACCTTTTGAGATAGCCTCAATAAACCCCAAGCAATACGGGTCTGATTGCCATTGTAGCGATTGGACGGATTCAGGCGAGATTGGGGTGATCATTGATTCATTGCCTCTTGCAACACTGACACATAGGACTCGAATGCGTCGACCATATAGGTCAGCAGCGCCTCTTTGGCCGACTCCATATCTGGGCCATAGACATACCTGCCATCTTTCATCAAGACGGAGGCCCGCGCTGCGTAATACAGATCGCCCTCAATGATTGACAGGGTGAATGGGTCCAGCTTGGCTTCCCAAACTCGCTGCTCAACCATCGCCACTTCAAACTTGACCTCGCCGGTGAGCAGCTTGACTGTGCGAGTGGTTCGGAAGTTCTGCACGCTCTCTTGCCACTTCAAGTCGTCATTCATATTGTTTCTTTAGTGCGACCAATTGGTCGCGTCATCAAATGCACTAAGGCCCATATACCAAGATTGGCGGCAATGGGAAGTCGGCATCGTTCTTTTCCCGAATCCCATCCAAGGTCGGATCGCCTTCAATCGCAATCCGAATGGCCAGCGCAGCCACCTGCACGGCTTCGGCTCGGATGTTTTCGCGCGGCTCACTCATCATGGCTCGCGCGAGTTCGCCGACTTCCTCCATGAGTGCGACCACTAAGCCGCTGGGGTCTGGATATGATTCCATTCCCGTCGTGGCCTCGTAATGAATGCGCTTGAACATCGACCCTATTGGGCCGTGTGCTGGGATTTCTTCTATATCCAATATTCGTTCCTCGATCTCGACAATTAATGTCTCGGCTTGCCGATGGCGTCGTTGCCATTGCCGGGCAGCCACATCGGTCGCTGCGCCAATGCTTTTGTTTCGCCCATTCATGCATCGCGCCGCTCGCAGCTGCTCACATGCCTGTGCCGCTTCTTGGTAGGCCGAAAATAGTGTGGAAAGTTTCATGCTTATTGACCTCCCTCCCCGCTTGTATCGGGCGGCATGCAATACGAATTCGCGTATGCGTTGAGCTTCTTGATATCCGCGACGACCACCAACCAATCGGTCCACCAAGTAGCCTCGGCATATGGGATTGGCTCAACCTCCAGCACTGCTTCAGCTGCGGTCCCGATAGCATTGATCGCACGGATCACCTTCTGCTGAGGCTCTGGCAGTGATGCCAGCCACTCTTGATATTGTTCTTCTGTCAGCATCCTTTCACTCCCCCTTCGGCGCGGCCAACTGCGCAAAGCCTCGCTCTTTGACCGCGTAATAGAACGTCCGCTCGCCACTAAGCAAATACGGCATGAACACCTGTGCCACCTCAGCTTGCTTGGTGACCACCAGACTGAGCTGGGCTTCAACCCAGTCTTGCATCAGTCGCCATGCCGTGCGCTCGGCTTGCTCTTTCATGTTGCGCAGCTGCACCTGTGTCATGCGTGTCTTGCGCTGTCGCACCATGTAATCGCGGACCGCATCCACATCGACCGGCAGGCGAAACGACAGCGGCACACCCGGCTCGGCCTCGATCATGAAGTCGATGCCGGTGATCCGTCCGTTGTCATAGCGCTTCGAGATGTGTGTCGCGCCAGCGCTGGCTAAGAATGCCTCGATGCGCTCGGCAGTGCGCGCCGGTGGCACGCTTGAGGTGTAGTTTTTGACGTTGAATTGGTTCATGCTGCAACCCCTTCCGGCATCTGATATGCCACTTCAAACAATCCCAGCTTCCCCTTCATCACCAGCATCGGCAGCTCGCGCGGCTTGGCCAACTCAAACCCAAAGCGGCCCACAAACCACGGCGATGGCGACTGGTCCACACAGCCGATTATGTCGACGACGCCGATGATTGCGCCGTAGGGCACTTGGCTGGGCCTGAGTGTGAACTCAAGCCCAATGCGCCGGCACAACTCAATCGCTGGCCACCACTCATCGGCGCGCTTGGTGCTCGAGGCGTGGATGAGCAATGGGCCGCGATAGGACGATGCCCAATTGCGGTTCTCGATGTCCTTGCCGTGGTGGATGATGAGGCTCGCCCATGGCTGGCGGATGGAGATGCATTTCATTGGGGGCTGACCTCCTCGCCGCTGATCGGTAGACGCGGCATGACCGACAGGTCAACATAGACTCTATCGGTAATGTAAATACTCCATGCCAATCTGCCATGAGGTCGATGCGCTGGGCTGACGTAGGGCGCACCCACATCGTTAGGGTCTTCGGGTGCGCCAAAAATAAACCCATCACATGCCTGTTTAATGGCGGCAACAAGATCGTCCGTCGATGCCGCGTCTTCCGTCCACGGCACTGCGATCACATCTAGGTCGCGTTGCAATGTCCCGTGCATACCAAGTGCATAGCCTTTGGCCCGTGCGGCCTCGCATAAGATTGGATAGAGAAACGCGTAAGCGGGCGCAATTGATGGTTGTTTCATAGTTGCGCTAGTCCCCCCTTACGCTATCGCGCAACGCATCAATCACCGAGCTCGAAAGCGTTACGGCCAACGGTGCAACGTATGGTTCGAGCCACCTTATTTGCTTGTTGTGCTCAATTGCGTAAGCCACCTCGCTGCGCGTGCTCTCGCCGATATACCCGCCGACGTTGAGCACGAGTACCTCGTCGGCCAAATCGATTTTGCGTTTGTGCAACTCGTCGAGTTTGGCCTTGATGCGAGCGTATTCGCCGGGTGGCAGATTGCCAAAATGCTCGTCATCGGTGCCACTGGCCGCGCCGATCGACAACACGATGCGCCCGGCCATGGTCTCGCTCAGGCTCGCACGCTGAAAGTCGCGCCAGAATCGCGTTGATCCACACAGACAAACGATGCGCGGCATGGGCTTGCTTGATGGTGGCATCATCTTGTAGTCAATTTTCTCGTCGATGCCGGGGCTCCAATAGTTGCCATTTCGATCCAGGCCCTCTTCATCCAAATCGGCAGGCCGCAGTGTTCGCATTGTGACTTGGGCTGACTCAGTGATGCGCCCCCAGCTGATCTCTTGCATCTCGCTTTCCTCAAAACACCAGCACCCATCCTGAAGGCTTGAGTCAAGGTGATGTTGAGCTGCGCTGCGCGCCGCCTCTTCTGTGTTCCACAGGTCGAACCCCTCACTTGGGTCGTATGAAAAGAATTGCTTTCCCATAATTGCCTAACCTCACTTCCCCGCCGCGGCCACGCGCCCATCTCGGCACTCGTCGCGATCGGCCAACATGTTCTGCACATAGCGCGATCCCTGCCCAGTCAACACGCGCCCACCCTGCACGATGTTGATGTAGCCGAGTTTCAGCAGCCACGCCTCGATCTCATCGATGACCTCGGATCGCTCTAGGTCATACAGCGTGGCGATCACGGTATTCAGCCCAAGCGGCTTACCGCCCATCGTGGAGGTGGCGCGGTTGGCATGCAGCACCTCCATGTAGCGCTCATCGTTGAGGCTGATCCCATTGGTGCTCGTGATGCCGCGCTCCTTGGCCACGCGCTTGACGCAGGCCTCAAGGTTGCCGTCCCCGCTCCACCCTGACTCGTCGAATGCATCGCGCAGATACATCAGCGCCTGCCGGGGAATGGCTCGGCTCACGCCAGCGATGAGGGTAGCCACGGTGCCGCCCACCATCGGCGCTGTGCGTGTCACCATCTCGGCCACTTCGTCGATGGTGTAGCTCTGCAGGCGAATCTCGGTGCACCGCGAGCGGAAGGCATCGCCCAGCTCGGTGACATGGGTCGTGGCCAGCACCATGCACAGGCTGTGTGTGAGCATCACCCGTTTGCCCTCGGGATGGTTGATCACCACGCGGCGTTGCTTGGGCTCCAAGGCAGCCAACAGCGCGTTCTGGAGATCCTCGGAGACCTGCTGGGCCTCGTCGATGAACATCATGATCGAGGGCACCGCGTAGACCGGCAGGCCGCCCTTATCCTGACCTTGGCGGCTGAAGGCCATGTCTGAGGCATTGGCAGCGGTCTCCAGCATGGCGAACATCTGCTCGCGGGTTTTGATGGTCTTGCCATCGATCTCCACGAATGGAAACCCCAGCACTGAGGCCATGCGGCTCGCGAGTGTGGTCTTGCCGGTGCTCGGCGGCCCGGCCAATAGGATCGTCTCGCCGAGGGTCGGCGGGGATTGGGCGAGGGCCGTGGCGAGCTTGCGCTTCAGCATATTGATGGCCAGCCCCTGCCCTACTAGGTCGGCGAAGGCCTCGTTGACCTTGCGCCGGATGTCGTCGGTGATTGTGACAAACATTGGCTAATCGGTCTCCTTGATGGCGGCTGCGAATGCCGTCTGGCTGGTGCGCAGCAATGCGAGCCGGAGCTGGGTGCCGGGCTGGTTGTTGGTCAACCAGCCCTCCAGCTTGTCTAGCACGGCCACAAAAAAGCCCTCGTCGAGCGCCTTGTCGTTTGGGACAGTGGGCGCGGCGCTGGTGCCGGCGACTTCGATTACGGTCACTGGTTCACCGCCTCACGCCGAATGGTGTGCATCCATACCGGCACCCCATTGCTCTTGCCATGCATGTCCACTGACTGCACCAACTCCCAGCCATCGGCAAACAGCCGCTCCATTGTTTTATTGCCCGGCCCAATTGGCCCAGCCTCGACTTGCCTGATTTCATATTGAGGCTTTGGCTGCGCAGCTTTGGCCGCAATTGGCGCACTCCCCTTCACGCCATCGAATACCAGATTGCCATTCTTACTGGTTGTCGTGTGTAGGCGGGATACCTTGATCACCACGCCGTCCGGCGTGTCCTCGACCACAAATGGGTATCCCGCCTTCTCTAGCTGACGCAGGCTATGCGCCAACACTGCCCCCTGCATGCCGAGCGGCTGCGGCCCGTTTCCACCGGCGCTGCTGTTCGGCGTTGTCTTTATGTCTTGTGAACTGCTCATCGGTTAGGTCTCCCTCGGCCATGTATCCCATCTCCGGGATACGTCGTCTGCCCTTAAAAAACGCGAATCGTCCATCACCCTTTGATCGAATCCTGATCTCGTCGTCGCGGGACACATCGTCGTCTTCCGGCCCATCTTCCGACTTCGGGACACTGTTTTCGGCGTCGGGACACGTGTCCCGACCGGTTTCAGGTGTCCCGAAGTCGTTGCTGGGTGTCTCGCTGTCTATGGGCCGGGTGCTTTTGGGTCAGGTGTCCCAGCGTTCTCAACATCCGCGTCGGCAATGTGTCCCGCCGAGTCCTGTTGTTCGCTATTCAGCGGGACACCAGCTGAAGCAGGGATACCTGCTTCCCGCCAAGTGCCATCATTGCCAGCCACAATCGGCAGACCCTCATGCGGCGCGGTGCTCGGCGGGACACTCCCCCCACTTGGCAGTTCCGGGACACGTGTCCCGCCATTGCGCAAAGTGTCCCGAAAGTCGCGCACCGTTTTGGCCGCGCCCAACAGCCGATCAGTCATCGGCGGGCGCGTCACCGTCACCGGCTCAGGTCGCTTGCCATCAATCCAGTCGATGTTGTCGGTGTAGATTTTGGCAATCCACATAACAACAGCGAGTAGGGCTTGGCTGAAGAAAAAGGCGCGTTCGCCGATCGCCAGAATGAAGCCGGGGATCAGGTCTTCACGGCCCGATAGGTGAGCGCCAGCGGTAGCCCCGACGATGCCGATGTAGGCCACGAAGATCACCGACACCGCGCCCCAAACGCGCTTATCAAAGTCGTCATGGCGGCGGCGGGCATCGTGCAGCTTGGCCAGCGACATGACAAAGCCGCCGCTCATCAGCATGGCAGCCAATGAAGCCACTAGCGCTTGGATGCCAATCGACAGGCCGTAGTAAGCCTCGAAGCCGAACCCAGCCAGCGCCAAGACAAATTCGGACATCCAAACCATAATGCCGCCCACTGCGCCGCTAACGCTCGAATGTTCTTCGCTGCCGGTGAAACTCACCAAAATCACACTGACCACGGCGATCAGGTTGAGACCGCCAATCCCCGCGAAGATCACCGGCGCGATGCCTAGCACCGATTCGAAGCCGGTCAACATGTCGTTGCCAAAGTCCATGGCAAACGAAAACAAGCAGAGGATCGTCACGATGATGGCCCAAATCATGGTGATGATGCGCATGATGGCCTTGGCCCCGTTGCGCAGCGTGTTGTTTTGGAAAGTCAGCACGAGCGTCAGTAGGGTGGGAATGCCGGTCGTCGTTGTGGCCACGAAGTAGACGATGAGACGATAGGCCGCGCGCGTCTCTTCAGGGATCATCGGCGCGAAATAAACCTGACCCAGCCGGTTGATGGTGAGCCACGAGCCGACGACAATCACGACGAACATCAACGCGCCCGCCGTCAGCAGGGCGTAAGCCCCGCCTTTGACGACTGAGGGGGTGATGGGGGGTTTATCGGGTTGCTGGTTCACGCTTGACCTCCTTTGGGCCGAGCCAATAGGTCGTCGTCACTGACCCCACAACGCAACCGAGAAAAAACGCCGCCAGAATGATGAGCAACGCCACGCCGAACTCAAGCCGATCAACATCGGCCTGAACAAAGTGTGCGCCGCTCGCTGGGGCAGGTTGCGCCTGCTCAATTGGCGGCTGCGTCGGCTGAACGACAATCTCAACTGGCGCGGGCGGCGGGGTGGGCTGTTCGGCCTCGCGTTGCTGGGCCGCCAATGCCGTCGCCCGAATGCGGTTGATGCCGCTGGTATTACTGCCTTGTTTGCCATTGCTGCATGCAGCCAGCAACACAACCAAGACTAGGGCGATAAAACGTCTAGCTTGCTTCATGGGTTTCTCCGTTTAATAATCTCCAGCGGCATTGGGTCGGTGTTTCTCCGTACCCAATGCCAACGGCAGCGTGGCTCCAACACGCTGCCAACTTCTTACGATTGCGCCGGTGCCGCCGGCTCGGTCGTCTCAGTTGCCCCGGCCACCTCGTCCCAATCCTGCCCATACCACTCCAGCCACATCTCACGCACCGTCTCGATCTTGATGTGGCTCTTGCTGAGCGCTAGTTTGAAGTTGCTCAGACGGATCGCATACAGCTCGGCATCGTGGCGCTGGGCCGATACGCGCCGGCGCGGCGTCAACACTTCCTCGCTGGGCAGGGGCAGTGCCGCGAGTGTGCGGTTGTGGGCGGTCTGTTGTTTGGCGCTTGGTTTGCTCATAGCTTTTGGATCGCCTCCACTACCTCGGGCAGTTGATAGCGGCCATAGGCACCATGGTCCGGTCGCACTTCGACGAGCGCCTTGTCGGCAACCAGCCGCTTCAGGTGGTGCCGAATAACGCTTGTGCTCGGGATGCCAGTGATGCTCACCAGCTGCCGGATCGTCGGCATGCAGTAGTTGGCTTTCATGTGGGTGCGGATGGCCGACAGGATGAGCTCGGGGCGAGAGAGGTCGGGAATGGGGGCCATGCTTACTCGACCTTGGCCAACTCATTGCGCCCGAACCAAATCGATTCGCCCGTAGAAGGGAACTCGACGGCGATTCCTTGCCGTACGCCTTTGCCGCGCTTCACATCAGTGATCACGCCCTGCTGCGCACGATACGACTGCATGAGTTGCTGTCGGTTGAATGTCAACGAGTCCCACTCCACACGCACCCGGTCGCCAATCTGATGTGCCTCGGCATCGGGCGCGACTGCGAATGGTTCCTTGCGCTTCCATGGGCGAGTGGTGGGCGCGTCCTGGGCTGCCGGTACCGGCGCAGTTGGCTTGGCGAGTTGCGGTCGGGCTTGGGTGCTGACCACAAAGCCTTTGTTGATGAGATCCATGACCAGCTCGCCGACGATTGATTTGATGTTCGGGTCGGTCGATGATGCGATCGTGGCGATGTGATCGCCCGATTCGGTAGATACGTGGATAAAGCTCATGTTTGGTGTTTCCTGAAACTAAGGGTTAGGCGATGGCCTCACTGGCCACCACTGGGTATTCATTCCACTCACGGCCATCGAGCAAGCGTCCGGCGGCCTCTTTGCCGATGCGCACCATTTGCGTTCGATGCCCATCAACATCCGGCAAGCGTTGGCCACCAACATGCGTCAGACAAGGCTTGCCCAAATAAGCGTCAGGCGTTTCATTTGCAGGGGAATCGTCATAAACCCATTCGCCCCACTGTTTGAATAGGAATGGGACGCCAGCACGCGCACACTGATTGCGGACGGAGCGCACCCAAGTGGGACGCATTGGGCGTGCTTGTAGACCACTTTCACCGCCAGCAATGACCCAATGCAATGCACGCTCATGTCGCAATTCGACTCTTACCCAACTGCCTTTATTGCCCATCAGGTCTTTGAGGCTGGCATCCCAATAGCTATCAATCCAAAAATCCAAATCCACTGGCCCGAGTAATGGCTCGCAGCTTAGGAATCGCACCGCCGCCGGCACACGCAGCAGGTGAGGGATGCGCTCATCGGCGCGCTTCTGATCCTCGCACGTGGTGCCGAGCCACACGTTGTGGCGTGGGTGCTCAAGCCATCGCTGATCGATCAATCGCGCAATGTTCTCTGGCCGCTTCGTGAGCAGCAGCCAGTCAAGGTTCGGCGTGGTCTCGATGAGATCCCACAGCTTGCGGCGTGGCTCGTCGAGATCTCGGCGATCCTCGAACACATCGCTCAGACTCGCGCAAAAGACACGATGGCGCTCGCCTGCTGCCGTGGCTGCATCGTTCCACTTGTAGGGCTTGCGCCAATTGGCGTCTGAGGTGACATGCCGATTGGCATCTTTGCCCCAAAGCTCGTTGCCGCGCTTGCGCTGCACACGCGCAAAGGTTTCGACCTCGGCATAGCAGTGTGCGCAGCCGGGCGAGACCTTGGTGCAGCCGATCCACGGATTAAACGAGTGGTGGCACCACTCGATCTTGGTGTTCTCACCCATGCTAGTGGCCCTCCGTGGTCACGCCCAATGCCGCGCAAATATCGTTGATGAGCTGCGCATACGCATCGCCGGTGCAGTTCGCATCGACATCGAGCACGCGCTGCAACAGCACGTCGTGCGCCTTGAGTTTCAGCCACAGCGCATCGCGCTCGATCTGCATATTGGTGCGCAACTCTTTCTCGGCCTCGCACTCCGCGAGTAGCTTCGTGTAATCGTCACTATCAAACGCGCACAGTTGCTTTGTAATCAACAGTTCGCGCCGCATCAGCTCAAACTCGCGATAGAACGAAACAATGCGCTGTATCGCGTTGTTGAGACCAACAGTCGTGGGGTTGGTCATCAGGTCGGTCGAATCGACGGTGATATTCACGGCACCGTCACCGGGTTGGGTTGGGGTCATTGGTCTTTCTCCTGATGCTTCTTGCCGCACCAAGCGGTCCACACGTAATCGGTTTCGGTAGACATCACACTGAGCAGTCGATTGGCGCGCCGACGAGCCTCATCGGGCTTATCCCCTTCGAGCATTGCTTGGCGCACTACTGCATCAAAGACCTCGATCTCTTGCTCTTGGGTCATCATTCCCTCATGAACTCAGTCAAAGCCGATTGCCCTGACTGAGAAATTGCGTTCCACTTGGTGCGAGCGCGGTTGATAAACATTGCGATGCGCTGGTCGAGCGTTTTGTGCTTGTATTTCGTCTCATCGACACAGCGGGTGTATTCCATGACCAGCCACAAAGGGCCATCTTTCACGCTGCCGAATTTGTCGGCCAACTCACTTCTCACCGGCTCGTTGATTCCACGCTGCACCAAAAAAGAATGTGTTCGTTTGACCGGATCGGCATCATCCGCATCATTCGTTGCGCCATCGGCGCAAGAAAAAGAAGAAGATGATGGTTGTACTGATGGTTCTAAGGATGGTTTGGGTGACATAGCTATGTCACCCCTCCCTGTCGAAAATGTCACCCCTGATGTCTCAGATGTCACCCCTAACGCTATTTGCAGGGGTGACACAGTGTCACCCCTCTTTTTGAATGTGAAAGGAGGCTTGGGCGGATAGACAGTCAAGACCACGCGATACGTCGTTGGTTGGTCATGCGTTGCGTCGCGTGTAATCCTGAGAGCCGTCTTCTTAACCAGCTCCTGCACAATGCGTTTGATATGGCGTTCTGAAATATCGGTCTTCCATGCGATCCGTGCGATTGATGGCCGGGCGTTGTAGCCTTGGTCATCGGCGTGATCGCAGAACACTAACAGCACCTCGCGTTCACTGCGTGGGATCTGCCGAGTCCAGCATTCGGACATCAGGCGGATGCTCATCTAGCGTCCAGCCTCCACGCGAACGGTCTTCACCATTGAGCGCACCCGGCCAACACACTCATACACTGGCTGCGCAGCCGTGGCCCAGTGGTCGCCAGCGCGGAAAGGCTTCAGCCAGTGGTAGAGCGCGAGGATCTCGCAATCGGCCAGCATGTTGAAGCCGTCGACGCCAAACAAGGCCTTGGCGACCGCGTTGACTAGCTTTGGGGCACCTTCGCCACACACAGTGGACAAGGCCCCGTAGACGGCCCGGCGGGTGTCTTGGGTGGCAATGCGATTGATGCGCGCCCAGTGGTTGGCGCTCAGGTCGAGGCCTTCCTTGTAGCAGGCGAAGGCATCTTGTGGAGCTTCGGGTGCCACTGGGGCGGCTTCGAGGATTTGGATGATTTGGGTTGTGCTTTGCATTTAGTAGCGGGCCTCCAATGCGTCGGATGCTGCCAAATATTTCTCGGCAGGTAGTCGATCAACTTCCTCGGCAAATGGGCCGCCGAGATAGCTGATGACAATGTCACGCGCAGCCTCAAATGACCAACACACAACAGCGGAATAGCCTGCCGCTAGCATGTCGCGCCTGAAATTGATCTGCTCGCGTGTCTGTTTATTGCGCCCCGCTTTCATCTCGATCCACAACCCATGCGAGTTGCCGCGTGGCACTGGTAGGAAGAGATCACTCACTCCGGGCTTGACGCCTTCGAGCTGCAACTTCCGGGCCGTGCTCTTCGAGCGCAGCCCCCCGTTGGGGATGGCCATGAGCCATTTGAGTTCAGGGCAACGTGTCTCGTTCTCTTTGGCCCAGGCGATGAGTGAGACCTGCTCGCCGTGCTCAGTGTGGGCGATGCCGGCACCGTGATTGGTGCCGGCCGGGATCTCGTTAGCGATGACTGTGCGGGCGCGCGGCTTACTCTGCCGGCGACCCGCGGTGAGTGCGGATAGTCGAGTGGTCATGGTTGGGATACCTCGTGATAGGTGGTTCCTTGCTCGTCGCGCCAGCAGCTCAGCCCCTGCTCTCGCGCAGCCTTGGGATTTGATGCGCAGGTCTGGGAGCTGCAGCTGGTCAGGGCCAGTGCGATGGCGACCAACAGGCACACGAAGAATGCGAACACGATGCTCATGGCGGCGGAGGTTTGTTTTGGCGTTGGCATCACTGCACCTCCACGGTGGCGACTGGTGCCGGTGCCGGTGGCATCGGTGGCTCGTTGACAAATGGCGTTGCGGTTGGGGTCGGATACGGCATCGAGCTCGAGCACTTGATGCGGCAGTCGCTGCTCACCACTGGCAGGTGGATCATGTTGGCTGCCGCGGTGGCCGGGGCAGCCGCACTCGCGTAGCTGGCAACGCCCAGCACAATCACGATGATGACGGTGAACAAACCTAGCCAGCGCAGGACCTGCACTGCGGCGGTGGTCGCACCTTTGTCGCCACCTTCATTGGTCCCGCGACGAACGTGGTCAGCGCCGCGCTGGGCGTTATCTGGGTCGACGCCGGCCTCGCGCAGGGTCATATACGTCTGGAATTCGTTGAGCACGGCTTGGGGTGTGTCGGTTGTGTTATTGTTGTTTGCAGACATGGTGTTCATCTCACTGTGTCTATTGCGAGCGAGTGATGTATCAGATCACTCGCTCGCGCTTGTTTTCAAGCCGCTGGCGACGACGCGCAGTTGAGGCCGCCAGCGGTGGTGTTTGCTTTGCTTTGCGAATTTGTTGCTCGAACAGGAGATTGGGAGACCTCAACCGCTGCGCTCGGTCGAGGTGCGCGCACTGTTTGCCGAACAAAGAGCGCGGTAAACAGTGCGGCCAATACGCCGAGCCGATCGGCACACCGTGTGGAAGCGGTGTGGACCGAGGGGTTGGGCTCGGCGGAATTGGTGAGATTGGGTGTGGCCACCGGTGCCGATGCCGGTCCGTTGATCATCTCGGCCAGTGCCACGACCAGATCGTGGTTGGCGATCGGGCCGCTCATGCAGTGGCCCCATGCGCCGTGGGCCTTGGTGGTGATGACCAATCGCCAGCAACCCATATGCCGCTGGCTCTTCACAGCGAAGGCTCGGAAGATCACAGCGGTGGGCAGATTGGCAATCGCCACGGCGTCATCGCGGAGCACGGCGGCCAATGCGTCGCGGGCGATGTCGTTGAGCAGGCGCGAGGCGGGCAGGCGCTTGGGTCGGTCGATGGCGGCCTCGGTGGCTCGTAGAGTCAGCTCGTGGCGCTGGCCACGGACGCGGTTGCCGATGGGGGAGGTTTGGGTCATGATTGGGCGGCCTCCTTGGCAACGGCTTGGATCTCGGCCACGCGGGCATTGCGGCGCGCTTCACACTGGGCCGACATGCCTTGCACCTTGGCCCACAGCGCATCGTCTTTGGCCCAATAGGTCTCGTCGGCGATGTGGTTGGTGTTGCGCTCGGTCTCAAGCTGGCGGCTCATCTGGTTGTAAATCCGGCCAATCCGGCGGATGCGCGCGTTGTAGTGGCGACGAATGGCGTCGCACTTGCGATGGGTTCCCATCTGTGTGCGCGTTGCCGCTGGGATATCGGCCATCTCGCGGCGAAAGCGGGCGTCTTTCATGTCTAGATGTGGGGTCGTCGAGTGGAACGTGCGGCCAAAGCCTTGAACCGCAGAACGGCGGGCGAGGGTCACGCTGCACCTCCGACCAACTTCGTCGCGGGCAATACATCATTGATTGCATCGGCCAAGCGGCTGAGAGCGCTCATCGTGGTCTCGCCATCGATGAAGGATTGGAGCGTGGCGCGGGCTTGCTCGAGCACAACCGTTTGGCGCTCGTTCGTGAGCAACACGTGCGCGCCGAAATCATGCGCGTTGGTGGTGCGCACGGATTCGTGCAGGCTGTTGATCTGGCGCTCTAGCTCGGTAACGCTGGCCAATCCGGCCTTGTAATTGGCGAACCAGTTCACCACGTTCATCCCCAGCTCACGCAGCTGGGCGAGGGTGACCTGAGTGGCCTGTAGCTCGCCATCGAGGGCCACCTCGCGGGCGGCTACGTCGGCGAAGATCGTGGCGCTGTCGAGGTCCTCAATGGGATCGGGGTTGAAGGTGATGTCGTCGGGGGACTCACCGGCGGGGGTGAGCTCGATCGACTCGCCCTCGGCATGGGTGAGGGACTCTTCCCAGTCGGCTGGGATAGCGATGCGGGTGCGCGGAAGGATCGCGCTGACCGTGGGCGACTTGCGCAGAACGATGTCTGAAGCGGTTTCGTGCCGGTTGGCATCGGGCGTAACGGACATGGTAGGCCTCCTAAATGGAGTGAATGAAAGTTAGATAGTTGGCAATGTGGTTGCGTAAATAACGTCATCTTTCTCGGCCCCCCAAGAAATCGTGATAGACTCAAAGCATTAGGGCCGATGGGTTCATCCTGTTGGTCTGATATGAACGCTGCTTTCGTGTGTTGCCCAACCTCGTGAAGCGGCGTTCGTGTTTTTCCCTATATCCCTCCTGCTGGCATTGGCTGTTCGGCTTTGCGCATTTGATCGATCAAAGCCTTTACGACATCACTGCGCTTGACGCCGAACTCTTCAGCCTTTTCGTCGAGCCAGCGAACGCGATCCTTTGAGAGCGACAGGCTGACATTCGCAGCTGGGTCAGCTGACTGCTTTAGCTCATTTGAGAATGCGGTTAAATCCATTCGTGCGTCACCTCCTCTAAATTAGGATAATCCTAATAAATTAGGATTCTAGGAGGACGATACCCGTTTGTCAATAGATTTTTAGGAAAATCCTTACTATCTAAGGACTTTCTATAATCCACAAGGTGAATGGGCAACACACGAGATGAGGGCAATCGTTTCCCGGATTGGCTACGGCGCGAGCTATTTGATCGGCGAATGACTGTGGCTGACTTGGCAAGAGCTATTGTTCGCAATGAAGGAATAGACGAGGGTGACGTAGACGACTTTGCACGTAGAACAAAGGCCGTTCACGGACTCATCTCGAATGTGATCAATCAGGTGGCATCACTAGGCATTAAGACCGCTCGGAAAATTGCGGACGCGCTGGAATTGCCGCAGGAAGACGTGATGGAGATTGCGGGCTTGATAGAACGCGGCAAATCGAGATCAGCGCAAGCAAGTAGGTCTGGCAAAAGTGACGCTCGACAAAAGATTGATAGGCTGATCGACATGCTCAGCCCAGAGGAGCAGGAACAGGCCATCGAAATTCTGGAAACGTTTAGAAAGCGGCGCGAGGCCGAAATCAAGGCCGCATCGCAGAGAAGACTAAAAAAAATTTAGCCAAAAATTTATTGCGGTCGCAATAGATCATCAACAACTGAATACCAAAGGGGGTCACATTTAAAACACTGGAGGACATATGTTATTCGTCAAACGCCATCCTGTGACGGCACTGGTTGTTGGTTCGTTGGTATTTGCATGCTTGGCGCTATCCCTGCTTCTTGGATATCGGATTAAAAATGCAGGCCCACTCGAAACCGTTGAGGCGCAAGTGCAAATTCCGGTTGGCCCCGCCCCTGGCCCAGATGGCGACACTGGAATGGCCTATGCAGAAAGCATTTGCCTGATCGCGTTGGATAAACAATTAGGGCTTGAAAGCGATCAGATATTGGTGCACCAAGACAATCGAGCGCACTCTGAATTCTTTTCTGGCTATTGGCATGTGCGTCGCGTCGTCGGCAGAAACCGAGGATCATTGGCCGACTGCACTGTTGGGTGGCGATTGCATAAGTGGGAGTTGCTTGAGGCTCGCATCGTCAAGCAATAAAGTCATCATGCAAAAGCCTTTGCGCCTTGCGTTGCTGATGACCCTATTGCTCGCAATCCCTATCGCTCGCGCTATCGCAGCTGAATACACTCACGTGCTGTTTCTGCCATCGGTGAGCCGAAACACCAACCCGCCTATCTATGATCGTAAGGAAATAAACGGCCTAATCATATGGGCCGATTGCGGCTATGGGGTGGATGACTCCGGCGAGCGACACGGAACCGCTGCATTCCATATCCACAACACGACTGGCAACACAATACGATTCACCGATGACAGGTCGACCTATGTCTACGATGTCCCAGCGGGAGCTGGGTGGTCTGAGGCAAGCCGATTCCCGGATGTGCCGTTCACAATTGCGATAAGTGTGGTTGGTGGTAATAGCGCATCGCTGTATGTGTGGTGCTTAGTGCTAACGCCGACACCGGAGCCAACGCTTGATCCACTTGCATCGCCAACATCTACGCCATCAAAACCCATGCCCACTATCGCCCCGCCGAATCCGCCAACGTCGCCACCACCACCAGCCCCGCCGACCGAGGCTGCGCCTCCACCCAAGCTCGAACCGACAACAGCCCCCTAATCCCAACCTCAACCCCGTGTCCCTGCGATATGTCCCACCGCACTCTCCATATCCCATCGAACACTATTGCAATCAACGCGAAAACAACGCCCTCGTAATATCACCCCTCTTCCAACGGGGTCACACCGTCGGAGAGAGGGGGAGTGGTTTGAGTCAGTATTACCGTTCATCGAACGACGACTGGGGATCATTGCAGCCACGACACTCCAGTATGAAGAAATTGGCCGAGGTGCTCACCAGGCTTCGGCTCGATATTGCCGTGTCTCGTGCGCGATCCTTGGCCACGACCACCGAGGAGCTGTGGGTGGAGCTGGCCGGGCGCTTCCCGGTGCAGGCGCTGGTGATTGATCCATTCACGCGCTGGCCAGCGCGCTGGTTGTGGCGTGGCAATGGTGGGCGGGTAATGGCCGTTGTCATTGGGGGCGCGGGGTAAATAGCAAAGCCGGAGTGATGAACTCCGGCTTTAGTTCGCCTCAAACACCAGCGTCTCGCCACGCGCCACGCAGCGCCAAGTCGTTGGCGCATGATGCAGCCACGCTCGGCACTCAATCGCAATCCGGCGCGATCCGCGCCGCATTGCAGAGTATGGCAGCTGGTTATCACGTCGCGGCATGGCATGCTCGGCTTCGTTGAATTGATATTCCACTGGCGTGATCACGACGCGGCCATCCTCGACACAGCAAAACGCCGCGTTGCAATTGCGCGGCCACAAGTCGGCGTGAAGCGCGAATTGCATGCGATTGTTGCGCGCATCCGGGAGTGGCCGTGAGAGGTTTTGTTGCCGCACGGCCTCTCGCGCGGCTGGGTCGCTAAATCGCGCGGCTTGTTTGGCGCGGTTGGTGGCGCGAGCCTCGTCGCTCAGGCCAGGATTGCGCCAGCGACCCTCAGCAACCTCGCGCAGACGACCTTTCCGCGAGGCGAGGGACTGAATCGCGCTGATCTCCTCGGCGGTCATGTTGGCGCGCGGGTTTGTCCATTGGCCGTCGGCTACGCGCTGCATCACCTTGGCCACGCGCACCGGGTTGCCGTTGCGGCTGTTGGCGGTGTTTCTGCAATCGCGGCAGCAGTAGCGGCGCGGG